ACATAGTAAACATAGATGCAAAATCATTACCAACAGAACCTTCACCAATCATTTGGATAATTGGTAAGTTCTTAGCAAAATCTTGGATAGAACTGATAGAGTTAAAGAAAGTAGTAATCATCCTTGGATTAATTCTTTGAGAAACCAATTCTGGATTCATCAATAAGAAGTTGATACATCTACTGTCAATACCAGCTTTCTCTGCCCATTTAGCCCAAATGTTAACATCAAATTTTACTTCTGTAGAAATAAATCTGGTCTTCTGAGCAATATCTAATGAAGTTACATTATAATCACCATTATCTGGATTAGTTGTCAATAAGATATGCCAGTTTTTAGGTAATTTCCAAGAAGCATATGCTTGCTCATCAATCAAAGTCATGGTAGCTTGCATAAATCTATGGTCAGCTCTGGTATAGTCATCTAAGATTAAGAAACCACCTTCACCTCTACCTTGAATCCATTCAGGAGCAGCATGAGCCATTCTCTTATTGATTACTTTGTAACCTTTCTTCATTGCTGCATCAATCTGATGCTCATTAATCCAGGTAGTTTTACCTTCTGCATTAGAAATCTCAAATTCTTTAACGGGAAAACCTACTAAGTCACCCAATTCCTCAAACTCTGCTAAATTTAGTCTGATAATATCCATGTTAAGCTCTGCAGCTAATTGTTTTACTGATGAAGTTTTACCCAAACCTGCATCACCCTCTATATTCACTGCTACAGGAACTTTACCATTAGCTTGAATATGTTGGTTATTAGTAACCATATACTTTACGAAATCTTTTAACTCATCTAAATTTAATTGCACTTGACTCATGACTTTTCTTTTTTAATTTTTTATAACTCTAACTTAATAACCTTGCCTGGTAATCTATCATTCATACTTGATCTTTCAGATAATACCCACAATATTTTGCCTTTTGGCTTTATACTAGTGTAACACTCACCATCAGTAAAGTATATCAAACTTGTAAACTTTCTGATGTTTGCATCATAATACTCTAGGACGGGATCAAATTCAGTCCCACCTCTACCAACAACATTCAAATCATTCTTGCCTTTATAGGGCTCAATACTGTTGATTTTTGTATCACATTGGATAATAGTAATATCAACACCTGTTTTATAAATGTGATGAATCTCATTCATAAACTCTTTTAGCTCTGAATCACTTACTGAACCTGAAGTATCAATAGCTAATAAGATGTGTTGACGCATTTTAATTTTTAGACCTGGAAAAGCCGGAAACCTTCTGTTTTCCTTTCTCTGAAGTTTCTTGGTGTATATTTTTGTACTTGTACCAGTAAATCTTCTGACATAACCTCTCCAATCAAATTTTTGTTTTACAAATTGTTCTACTTTAATAAGGGCAGACATTTCTCCAGGAACATGACCTCTTTTCTTTTCAGTCTGTTCCTTAGCCTCAGTAAGAATTCTCTGAATCTGACGGTCAATAAGTTTTTGTTCTGTTTCACTTATACCATCAAATTCATCCCATGTACTATGGTCATCACCTGGACTCATTCCTTGTTCCATTTGGTCAAGCAATTGATCCATAGCTTCTGAACCTGAAGTACCGGTTTGTTCCTTCTGCTCCTGAGCCTCTTTCAGCTTCTTATAGTAGTATTTAGTACCTGCCTTTCTATCAAGATTCAATTCATGATAATCATCAATCATTATACCTCGGCTAGGTATCTTAGATTCAATTTCTTTTAGTTCCTCTGGTGTAGCATTATTATCTTTTGCTTTTTTATACTCAGTCATTACAGCATCTTTCAACAGTGTAAATTCTTCTGTGGTATAATCTCCACCCGGTAACCAGTCATTTTCAATATACTGGTTAATTTCCATGTCCATTGCAATGTTGGCCATTCTCTTATCAGCAAAATTATGATATGCTGTTAAGTGCCCAAATGCAATATGTAATAGCTCATGTTTTAACAAACCTAATCTATGTAGGTCAGTCAATTCACACCAGAAAGTCTCATTAATTGCTAACTGGTAGTTAATCCCATTCTTACTAACACCTGCTGTAGGAATGTCATTTCTCCAATGCTTATTCAGCTGAATTAGAAAATAGCCATAATATGGCTCTTTAAGCATAAGGTCCTTGCTGGCCTTGCTTAGTAAATCTACTTTATTCATGTTTTTGCTTTTATTTCCAAATCACCAATAACCTCATAACCAAATTTCATCAGACCTTTTTTCATTTCCATCAGATACATTTCTAAGTATAACTCAATGTATTTAGAATTATCTTTTGTTTTTGCTAAAATAGTAGTCAAAAGAGTTAAGCTTACTGATCTGTTTGCATTACGTATTGATTGTTGGAAGAATTCTCCAAATCTAACATTAAGCATTTTATAAAATTTCACTTCAAGCCAAAAATGGGAATCTTTACCACTATAAACAATAATGATAAAAACCCAAGCTGTATTAGTATCATTTTCCTCTAAAGAATCTAATATTACTTTAGCCATTTCATGATTACTTTGATCACTTGACTTAATCATTGCAATCAAATTCTTACACTCTTCTTTGTTTAACTTGAAATCAGAATTTGTATTTTCCATTAGTCTTCTTTTTTAATATGATTTACCTGTTTCTTTTTCATACTTTATTTGCCATTCAGATGCTTTAACTAAATCAAATTGATGATGATAAAAATCTGTTGCAAGTAATAAAAGTGATTCTTGATATGCTTCTTTTGGTACATACATTTTAGGCCAAATTGCTTCTATGTTTTCTAAACTTTTTTTAACATCATGACCTTCATTAATCCATTTTTCATTTATACCATAATGACCATGAAAATCTACAGGAAAAGTCATAATAAAACCATAAGCATCTTTATTATAATTAGTGTTTTCTTTTACAAAAATTGGCACTTCTCCAAGAGGTTTTTGCCAACCTAATTCTGTCATTATAATGTCAGTTTTAGGTGTATCATACACTTTTTGTGTAAATGCGTTTTCTTCCATTAGTCTTCTTTTTTAACAACACCATCTATGTTTATTACTTTTGGCCCAAAAGTTTCTGGATCAACACCTTTTACTTTTATTAAAAATTCTTTGTATTCATCAGTAGTTATTAAATGTAAACCTTTATATATTTCTCCAGAATCAAATATTTTTTTAACAGCTCCTAAAGTGTTTACAGTATTCATATACATTTCACCCATAAATGAATCTTCTCTATCAAAAAGAGATGGGTCTAATGCCAATGTAGTAACTTTTTGATCATTACTATCTCTTGTAATAGTAAATTCTAATGTCAAACTTGACTCATCAGGATTTACTTCATTTGTGAAAACCACTTTGATTTTCTCATTTTCCAGTCTAATAATTTTTTGTTCTTCTTCCATAATTATTTTGTTTTATAAAACCTACCTAAGATATTTCCATTAAGAAACTCTTCTTTTTCTAACACCTCATATACAAAGTGATGTTTTGTTTCCTGATAAGTAAGCTCAGTGCTTGAGTAACATATTCTAAGTATTTCTCTTTTAATATTTACACCCATTTTGTGCGCTTCTTTCAGTATTTTATTGGAGCTGTAATAATTTAGAAAATCTGGTCTAAGAACTCTAGTATACTTTTTAAGCCTCTTATCAGTACTCATAGCCAAAGCTTTCTTACCCAAGGGTCTTTTTATACTAGCAAAGAAGTTCTTCTTACCTATGTAAGAAACAGACTTACCATCTATTATAGCTGTCATAAGATAAATAAATCCTATGCCTCCTTCTGGGATATCTAACTCACCAAATACTTTACCTTGATATGTCCAAAAATCTATTGGTTTACTCATAATAATATTTTTATTGATTGAAATACTATGTTTCTTGTTTCTTGAACACCTCTTGCTTTTACAGTATCAGATATATCTTTCTCAAATGGGAGAACTATATAATCAAAACCATATCTTTTCTTGTAAGTTTTAGCAGCATCAATACCAGCTTGATCATTGTCAAAAATTAATATGATTTTAGCATACTTCTGAATATACTTCTTCATAAGATTTTCTGCAATAATTGAGTTCTCACTATCTGGTGCAATACATTCCACATTCCCAATTCCAAGAGTTTTAAAAGACATGATATCTTTCAAAGATTTGGTTATTATCAGATACTTACACTCAAATGTAACTTGCTCAGAACCTTGAATATAATCAGCTACTTTGATAAACTTACTGACTTTATTCTTAGGCTGATAAATCTTATACAGTGTACCATCATTCTTGAAATAACCATAAGTATAGTTGTTTTCAAACCGGAGCTCTTTTACAGCACCATCATGATCAGTCTTACTAAGTATAAAATACTTCAGTGGTTGAACATTGTATTCTTCTAATACTTTAGAACCTAGCTTATAGCTTAACCAGAAATCTTGGTCAAGATTATTCCAGTGTCTGATCTCATAGTCAGAAACTTCATATCTACTCTCAGGTTTATATTCTCTGGGAGTAA